GATTAACCCTATATTTATAACCGTATGAAAACCACAGATTTTAAAAGAATTATTAAAGAAGCAGTAAGAGAAGCAATTCAAGAAGAATTAAAGGATATTTTATTAGAAGCCTTAAAATCTCCTAAACAAATAATTAAAGAATCTTATACTCCTCCCATCCCTTCTTCCCAACCATCTTATGCCCCACCACAAATTGATTTTAGATCAAAATATGCTGAAGCATTAGGTGAAACCGCTTTAAGTTTTACCTCACAAGATGCTCAACCCTCATTTAGACCACACGGTGATCCTGTAAATGGGAATTTAGGATCCGGTGAATTAGGTATGGATCAAATTATGGGACTTTTAAACACTAAATAATGGCTTTTAATCCACAATACATTAATCCTGCGAATTTAAATCCAAACATTGGATTAGGAATTCAAATTCCTTTTTCTAATCCAAATGTATTTTCTTCTACATATAATACTAATGAAGTTATTAAAAATAATTTAATAAACTATTTTTTAACTAACCCTGGAGAATTACCATTAAACCCAAGTTTTGGAGGAGGATTAAGAAATTTTCTTTTCCGCCAATCAACAAATAATACATTTGCAGATATTGAATCTTTTGTTAGACTTAAACTTAAACAAGTTTTTCCTTCAATTAATTTAAGTAAATTAACAGTTTCACCAGATCCACTTATAGATAATTCAATAATTGTACAGTTAACATATTATGTTCCTAATTCTAATATTAATGGAACTATTACTTTTAATTTTTAATTATGGCTACAGTTAATAGAGATATAAAATATATAAACAGAGATTTTTCTAATTTTAGATCTCGTTTAATTGAATATACCCAAACATATTTCCCGCAAACATATAATGATTTTTCCCCAGCATCACCAGGAATGATGTTTATAGAACAAGCAGCATATGTTGGTGACGTTTTAAGTTTTTATTTAGATAATCAATTTCAAGAAACATTCATGCAATATGCTCAACAAACAAATAATGTTTTTGAGTTAGCATATATGTTTGGATATAAACCAAAAACCACAGGAGCCGCTCAAGCTACTATTACATTTTATCAACAAGTCCCATCTAAACTTTCAGGATCTGAATATGTTCCTGATTTTGATTATGCTTTAACTATTAATGAAAATTCAACAATTTCTTCTCCTAATAGTATAAATTTTTTAATTCAAGATAAGGTAGATTTTTCTGTATCTAGTTCCCAAGACCCTACAGAAATATCTATTTATCAATCTGTAGGTGTTGTTCCTCAATATTTTTTATTGAAAAAAGAAAGAAATGCTATCTCTTCTAATATATTAACTACTAATTTTACCTTTTCTACACCTCAATCATTTTCTACTGTAAATATTAATGGTAATAATATTATTAAAATTTTAGATATAATTGATTCTGATGGGAATAAATGGTATGAAGTAGACCATTTAGGACAAGAAATGGTATTTGATTCTATTAAAAATACTAATATAAATAATCCTAATAAAGTTGATGATGTCCCTTTTCTTTTAAAATTAAAAAAAGTAGAAAGACGATTTTCTTCTCGTTTTACTTCTTTATCAAATCTTCAAATTCAATTTGGATCTGGAAACCCAAATAATATTACAGAAGAAATTACTCCAAATGCAGATAATGTAGGAATTGGATTACCATTTAAAAAAGATAAATTAACAGCTGCTTATTCTCCTGTTAATTTTTTATATACTGGTACTTATGGAATTTCCCCTTCTAATACTACTTTAACAGTTAGATATTTAGTTGGTGGAGGAGTTCAATCTAATGTATTAGCTAATAATTTAAATTCTTTAAATAAAAATAATACTAAATTTACAACAACAGGATTAAATCCAATTACTGCTGATTATGTATATGATTCATTAACTGCAATAAATCTTAATGCTGCTACTGGAGGAAAAGGAGGAGATACTTTAGAAGAAATTCGTCAAAATTCTTTATCTTTAATAGCTTCTCAAAAAAGATCTGTTACTGCAGATGATTATTTAATTAGAGCATTAAGTATGCCTTCTAGTTATGGTTCTATTTCTAAAGCACTTATTGAACAACCTAAATTAACAGACAATCAGGTTTCAACTATTGAAACTTTAAGTTTATATATATTAACTTTAAATTTTCAAGGTCAACTAGATTACGCCGGAAGTACTTTAAAAAATAATTTAAGAACTTATTTATCTCAATATAAAATGATTGGAGATAATATTGAAATTAGAGATGCGTTTATTATTAATATAGGAATAGATTTTGAAATTATAGTACTTCCAGAATATAATAATAGTGAAATTTTAATTTCTTGTATTAATTCACTACAAACATATTTTTCTTTAGAAAAATGGCAAATAAATCAACCAATAATGTTAAGAGATTTATATATTCTTTTAGATAAAATTAAAGGTGTTCAAACAGTTAAAAATATTACTATTAGCAATAAAGCAGGAACCAATTCTGGATATTCTCAATATGCATATGATCTTTCTTCAGCTAATCAAAATCAAATAATTTATCCTTCTTTAGATCCAAGTATTTTTGAAGTAAGATATCCAAATACAGATATTAAAGGTAAAGTAGTTCCTTTATAATATTATATTTATAATAAAATACATTAATGGCTATATACAAAATATTTCCTACTAAAGATACAACTCTATATTCTTTTTACCCTACTATGAATACAGGGTTAGATGCTATATTAGAAACCTCTAATATTATAGATATTAGTGGTACTCCTGGAGTAGCAAGATATTTAATTCAATTTGATCAGGGAGAAATTTTAGATATATATTCTAATAAAATTGGAAATAGTTCTTATGATGTATATTTTAAAAATTTTATAGCCGATGCACAAGGATTAAATCAAAATACATTTTTAGAAATTCTCCCTTTAGCACAATCCTGGAATAATGGTACAGGATATACTTTAGATAACCCACAAGAAGTAGATGGAGCATCATGGGCATACTCTAACTACAGTGGATCAGGTCCTTGGAGCCAAGCAGGAACATATACAAATCCTACAGGATCTATTAATTTCACTAGTTCATTTAGTAACCTATATGGGGGTGCGGGTGGTGGTAATTGGTTTTATGATATCTCAGGAAGTTTATATGTAGTAGCAGGATACGTACTCCCGGGATATATATCTCCACAATTATCATTTAGCAGTTCAGCTAATGTATCCTTTGGATTACGTAGTAATAAAGATATTGAAGCTAATGTTAGTAACATATCAAATGCATGGATTAATAATATTATACCTAATTATGGATTTATAGTTAAACTTACAAGTTCTTTAGAATTTTCAACTAACCAAAATATTCAACCTATATTTAAATATTATAGTGTTGATACAAATACAATTTACCCCCCATGTTTAGAATTTAGATGGAGAGATTACTCTACCATATTAACTGGGTCTGCATTAAGTAGTATTGTAAATACTGTTGATTTAAAAATGTCCTTAGCTGAAAACCCAGGAGTATTTTATCCTGAAAGTGTAAATAGATTTTATATAAATGTAAGTCCTTTATACCCCCCTAGAATATATCAAACATCATCATTATTTACTAATTTAAATTACTTACCAACTAGTTCATATTATGCAATAAAAGACTTGGATACTAATGAATTTGTTGTTAACTTCGATAACAATTATACTCAAATTAGTTCTGATATTAATGGTAATTATTTTGATGTTTATATGAGTGGCTTAGAACCGGAAAGATATTATTCGGTATTAATTAAAACTAATATTAATGGATCTACTAAAATTTTTAATGATGATTATTATTTTAAAGTTATAAACGGATAATGCAAGAAGATATAGTATTTAATAGTCCTTCATTTTATGATAAAGATAATTATAATAAATTAATAGATACATCTTTTAAACAATTAGGTGTTAAATCAATTGAAGAACAAATTGCCCAACAACCTAATGTAAATGATTTTTTTAACATGTATAATAATCTTTTTTACTCCATCCCAGAATTAGGAGTTATTGATTCTCATGAATATTTAATTAAAAAAAGTAGCGAATATATAGGTTTTGAAGCTAATCAAGATGAAATAATAGCTCTTCAAAATGAAATAGCTCAATTAAGAATGGATTTACTTGAAGCTCAAAAACAAGTTATAGAAACACAGATTGGAATAACACTTACTTAATAATGGCTAATATTACTACTCTTTTATCAACTACAGAATATACTTTTCAAAGTTATGAAAATCCCTCATTAACTTTTTCAGAGTTAGGTAGGAATATTTCTGATACTAGTTCAATACCAACCTTTCCTAATTGTATTGAATTTTTCATATATGATAATAATAAAAATATACTTGAATCAAATTATAAGTTTACTGATTATACCGTTTTAAATCAAGGTCAAATTCCCCTCAATAAAAATTACTTAATAAATACTATAACTATTGATCCTGAACAATCTTTAATATCATCAGGATATGATACAGGAGAATATAATACTTATTATAATTTTTTACTTGAAAAGATAGGTTCTTATACTAATCAACTTTTTATAAAAGAAATTTCTTCTGATAGAACTGAAATAAGATTAGATAGTATAGATATAAATGCTATATCAATAATTGCATCATCTACTCAATTTATTCAAGAAAGAGAAACCACCCCAGTTTTTATAGATTTTTATTTAAATTTTGGAAATAATAAATTAGTTATTGCTAATAATATTGCTATAGATAATTCTGATCCTATAGATCCTACTATTTTAATTAAATTATATAAACCTTTACCTCAAGAATTTGATATAAATTCTCAATTATGGGTTGTAACTTTTTTTAGCCCCCCTAGGGCATTCCAAACTATATTTGAAGATGTTATAACGGTACCTAATGATTTTACACAACTTAAGGGGCCTAATTTTAATTTACTTATTAAAGATCAAATAAATAATTCTACTGTATCTTTAGATTATGCTACTTTAACTTCAACTACATTAACTAGTTCTTTTAATCAATTAAGTAGTCTATTAGAAGAAAATGAAATTGATATTAATATAGATTATACTTCTTTTTCTAATTTTATCCATTTTAGCTCAGTTAAAACTAGATTAGAAAATTTTTATCATAAAGTTAGTTTAATAGAAGATTATTCATCTTCTATTTCTACTCTAGGTGGAATTCTTTCAACCCCAAATGCTATTAATGATATAATTTCATATGAAACTAAAATAAATAATATTATAACTAATTTTGATGGATATGATTATTATTTATATTATTCAAGTGAATCATTAGCATGGCCTAAATTAACTACAGAACCACCATATATACTAGCTACAACTGGAAGTTTATTAGTAAATAACTGGTATTCTAACATTTTAATATCAGCTTCTAATTTTGATGAACTAAACCAAAATAATCTTTATTATGTAATCCCAGAATATTTAAGAGAAGATCCTTCTAATAACCAATATTTGTTGTTTATTGATATGATAGGTCAATTTTATGATAATATTTGGATTTATTATAAAGATGTTACTGAAAAATATAATGCTGATAATCGTTTAGAATATGGTGTATCAAAAGATATAGTAGCTGATGCTATTAGAGATTTTGGAATCAAATTATACCAAAATAATTTCTCAAATGAGGACTTATATACCGCATTTTTAGGTTTAACACCTGATGGAGCTTTATTTCCATTTCCAAACATTACAGGTTCTTTACCTACTCCTAGTGGATATGAATATATTGACACTCTAATTTCAGCTTCTAACGATTATATACCGTTGGATGATGTAAATAAATCGCTATACAAACGCATTTATCATAACTTGCCATACCTGCTTAAGTCAAAAGGTACATTGCCTGGTTTACGCGCTTTAATTACCTCATATGGTATTCCTGATACTATATTAAGGATTAAAGAATATGGAGGTAAAGATAAAGTTAATTCAAATGATTGGGATTACTGGCAAAATACTTTCAATTATGCTTTTTACACAACGGGAAGTAACTCTATTGTTTCTGATTGGAAACTAAATCCTAATTGGAACTCTCCAGATAGTGTTCCTTCAACTTTATCATTTAGATTTAAAACAGAAGGTTTACCAACATCCTCCCTCCCATATTCTCAAAGTTTATGGAATACAGATACATATTCTTCTATCATATTACAATATACTGGATCAGGATATACTAGTGGTTCTTATTCAGGATCAATTATTGACCCATATTATCAATATGCTAATTTAGTTTTTTACCCTGACCCAACAACATATCCCGGGTCATCTGCTAGTATATATTTACCGTTTTTTGATGAAGGTTGGTGGTCTGTAATGGTAACTCGAAATGGTAATAACTTTAATTTACATGCTGGTAATAAAATATATGAAGGGGGGGATAATGGAACTTTATTAGGGTTTTATTCAACTTCCTCTATTAACGAAGATTCAACTTTTTATACATTAGGTACATTATCTAATTTTGCTTCGATAAATAATATTGTTCCTGGAGGGCCGTATGAAGCATTTTCTGGCTCTTTACAAGAAATTAGATATTATAATTCTGTAATAAGTGAAAGCGTATTTAAAGATTATATAATGAATCCT